GGTATTGTTGCGACAAGTGCTCCAGTAGATACACCAGAAGCAGCAGCACTAGAAGCATCAGCGGCAACAGTAGTAAGTGCATCCCTACTAGCTTCCAATGCATCAGTTGTATTAACATAAGCACCAGCACCACTACCAAAGTTTTGATTAATGTTTGTAAGATAAGCAGCCAAATCTGTAGCAGCAGCAGAATCCTTCCTTAAAGCAACTGCAAGATATTTATAGAACTCAACAACAATTGGATTAACTGTATCATCAATTCCATCAATTACTTGCTGTGGTACAAATGCATAAGTAGGACCAATCCAAGGAAGAATACCAGTAGCAAAACCAGCAAGATAACCAAAACCAATTGCATTGTTATTAATTGTTCCAGATGCAGCTGGAATCTCCATCTTATAGAATCCATTACCAATATTTGTCCAGTCGTGAAGTCCACCAGTATCTGTTGGTACCACAGCAGTTTGAGAAATAACTCCAGCTAACGTCTCAAAATTCCAAACAAGATCAAGTCCTGCTTGGTTATACACAACAGACTCTTCTCTTGTTTTGAAATCTGTATCGTCAATCAATTGAGCTAAATTGACTAATACAGTAACAGCAGTATTAACAGGAAGGACGCGTGACATAAGTTTAGTCTCTGTGAATAGTCAATTGAATTCAGTCTATGCTGCGTTTTGTTGACGATAAAAATACCATGGATTACCAGAGGCAGCTAAACCACCAGTTATATCAAAAGCTTTAGCAAAACCATCATTTGCATCACCTTGCCATGCATTAACAACACGAGTATCGTTTACTTTACAAATTACATTATAAAGGCCTTGTAGTGTGTCAAACTCAACCGGTGTTGCATCTTCTGTCACAGCCCATGTTGACTTACTAACCTTTAATACAGTTATCTTACCATCACTATCAACATCACCATAAGTAACTGCAACATAATAAGCTGTTCCATCATCATCCAAAATACAACCAGCAGGCCAAAGTGCAGCACCACCAGCATAATATTCAAGTGGTGATCCTTGAGCATCTGCTGACCAATCGCCAGTATCCACAGCAAAAACTTGAGCTTTTCCTGTTGCACCAGCACCACCAACCCAAAGATTTAAGAAATGTGTTGCATCTAAACGAACAGCAAAATTACGCTGTCCACTATCAGTATCAAATTCAGCTGATGTTTGTGTGCTAACTACCCATGTTGTGTTGTTAACAGAAAGTATCTTTACAAAACCATCAGCGTCTACACCTTGATAGAATAAGATGTATTTTGTATTATCATCATTTACTTTAAGTGGAATACTTCCATAAGAATAGTCAGCAGAATCAAACTCGAAAGCAGCAGCAGCAGTAGTAACTACATAACTGCCGTCCCACGTTAAAACTACAGCAAATCCATCACCACTTGTACTTTGGTAAACAACCAAAGCATGTGACGAATCAATTTGTTCTGTGTGACAATGGTTACCATTACTTGTATCAAACTCTAAAGCTGTACCTACTTCAGCTAAAGCCCATGTTGTAAGATTAACAGAAAACACAATAGCAAAGCCATCTGTAACATCTGTAGCAAAAACAACAAGAAAGTGTGTCGAGTCAATTAAAATAAAATCACAACCTGGTGATGTACCAGCACCAACAACTGTTGTAGATGCAGCAGAAACTTCTGTTAAAGCTCCAGTTCCTGCATTTAAAGCTAATACTTCAATAGTTACACCGCCACCACCATTTTTATATGCAACAGCATAATGTGTAGCATCAAGCTGAATAACACGTCCTGGCTCAGCATTTGATGTATTAAATTCTAAAGCTGTGCTTAATGGTGTAATAGTCCAAGTCATATATTAATTCTCCACAAGAACTATTGAGCGACAACAAGTCATTTCTTGTTCTGCTGGAACATTGCTGCCACCAGCACCACCATAAGTTGGATTGAACGTCCAATACAAGAAGTCTTTTGTTGGACACCCTGTATGATAAACATTTTCATGATGCATAGTTTTTATTTCATCCACCCACATATCAACATGGCCATTTGGATCAGTGTCAGTATTTTGTGTTAACTGAAGCCGAATCCAAACATATTGATTTCTTGTAACAAGTACATCTGTAAGATTCCAGTTGAAGTTAGCACTTATTCCATTTTGTGTAGTATAACGTGCACGTATTACTCCATTACCAGAACAATTGAACATTAATACTCCACCATTATGTGCAGAACATGCAGGAGTATTTGTCTTAGGCAACCAAACATGAAGAATTTTATTTACACCAGACGCATCGTGACCATACCAATTAGCAGAAACTTTAACCATCAAATCAACAATTACTTTCTTTAAACCAGAGTTGATCCAACTAGATTCTCTATAATGATTCATTGGGCCGGAGCCTGGAACGAATCCAGCCGGATAAATTGCTTCTAATGCCGTTTGTGGCGAAAATGGACTATCAAGATCAGTGATAAATGCATAGTTTCCTGTAGTTGTCCATCCAGCCTCACCACTCGCAAATTGATGTATTGTTGGAGAACCCCCACCATTATTAATATTTACAGCTGTATAACCAGCCTCGACACCAAATACCATTCCAGTATCTATTACACCAAACAAAGCAGAATCAGAAGAAACACCACCATTAGTAGCTCTAACATAGATATTAGAGCCAGCTGCACTAAATGTCATTGCGTGTGATGCCAATACACCAGCAGTAAAGTTTGCTGTAGCACCACCACCTACTGATATAGTACCATTTGACGAAATTGTTGCTGAACTAGTAAAGCTAGTTAATGTATTACCAAACTGATCTTTAGCAACCAGTTTAATATTACGCGACACATTAATATCCACATTACCTAATGGATTACCAGCTGTGTCTGTTACCGCAAAAGTAGTTAAAGCTAATGGAGGAGCATCAAAGCCCGGACCATGCTTTAAACTAAGAAGTAACAAGCTCATTGATACACCATTGACGATTTAATTATAGAATCGTTTGGTTGGTTAAATAACAACTGACCGTCTGCTACAGAATCACCAGAAGGTTGCTGTGCATACGTTCCTATTACAGATTGTAATGTAGTCACAATCCATGTAGGATAAACGGAGCCTGGAACTGGATTAACAATAAGAACTAACATTTATAGTCCTTTACAAACCTTCATTAATTTAAATGTTCTAGTAGCAGCAACGTTTCCAGTTATATCTTTAATTCTAAATCCCTCTGCACATGGAATTGGATACACTATGTTTTGTGATGCAGTAGATGGAGCAGCAACATTTGCCGTACCATTATACCAATTACAAACAATTGCTGTCACACCAGCTGAATCAGGACTTGGTGTATAAGTTGTTTCAATTACGAATGAATGTGCATCAAGTGCAGCTGGACTAAATATTGATAATGCATCAGCATCACCAAATACATTCCGAGGAATCCAGTTTGATACAGCAGCGCCAGAGAGAATAACCATATCTTGGCACTTCACCATGTTGACAGCAGACATTTTATTTCATCTCTGCGTGAACTGTAATTGGTTTATTTATCTTGGCAGTAAGAGAAGCTCTTACTCTTGTGTTCGAGTTTAAGACTAGGACTCCCTGCAACAGGGAACCTGAATCATCATGAATTTGAACATTTGGATGTTCACTAAATGTCCAAGTCCCCTGTTGCAAAGTTACCCAAGGACCAACAAAGGGTAAGTCCGCATGAAGCATTAGCGGAAGTTTCATTAGTTTAGATTTATGCGATTGTTACGCCAGAGGCATTAGCATTAAGAAGTCTGGCTTGAGCAAGACAGGTATGATTATCTGAAGCACCACCACTCTTTGTAATAGTTACACGAACAGTAAATGTTTGTGTTGCTCCTACAGCACCAGTTAAAGCAGAAGTATCAACAGTAGCTGTAACTGTTGCTGCACCAACTACAGCAGAAGCAGCAGCACCATAAGCAGAAGATACATCTTTATCTGTATCTACTCCAGCAGTACGAGTAAGAGAAATAAGATAAGAGTTAGTTGCTGTAGCTTCATTAGCACCTATTGCACCACCAGCACCTAATGAACCAACTACAGTAACTAACAACGCGGCAGAATGAGCAGCATTTGGAACAGTTACTGTAAATACAGCAGTAGCTGTTGCATCAATAATAGCAGCAATCTTCTTAAAAATCTCTATCTGAGTTGCAGCAACATTAACTGTGCTTAAAACAGTATTAGAATAAGTAGCTAAATCAATTCTAACCGCACCCGGAGCAGCAGGTGGAGCGGCACCTAAAGTTAAAGCATCTGTAGTAGCTGCAAAAGACGCATCTGCAAGAGGATTAATCTTAATTTTAATTACATCACCAGCATTGGCAGCAGCTTGCAAAGCAATACCAAGAATAGAATTTGGTGATGTTGCAGTTAAAACTCTACCTGCAACCGCTGCTGAGGCCATTACCCTATCACCAGCAGTAATTGCAGCACCAGCAACTACAAAAGCATATCCTGAAGTTTGAACAAGAATACTTGCTCCAGAGCCTACAGCAACTCCAGTAGAATTTCCTGTTGCATTTGTATTCTGACTAACTCTAAATGTTCCAATTACAACTCCCGCAAACCCCGCATATAAGGAGGTCGTGGTGCTCTTATTAACTGCTGTTGGAGTAGAGGCGGGATAATAAACTACGTCTCCAGTATTAAGAGCAGCACCAGCTGTGAGTCGTCGAGCTTCTCCACCACAAGGAGCAGTTTCACCATCTTTCCTTGATGGAGCATACCCAACGTACTCAAAAATTGAAGGAAAAGGCATTGTGTCCTCTATCTATTATGTCGGATTCATTCCATACCAACCGCGCCAGCTAACAAACCAAACAAGGAAGCGTGTGCTAATCTTGTAAAGAGCAGCACCAGTGTTAAAATCCATTTCATCTTCTGTTTGAACTGCACGACGAGTAAGAAGATGTGCATCATTAAGCTTATCATCAATCATGAAATAATTCGTGGTTGACGACATATAAGGATTAACAGTAATATCCATACTACCAAATTCACGCTTAATAGGATTGTCCTGATTATCAGCAGTGTATGGTTCCTTCTCACTACCAAAAATCTGACGCGCCCTGTTTAACATACCAGCAGCGTTTCCACAGACAAATTTACCAGCATGAGAAATAATAGGATCACCATTCTCATCTTTAAGAGTCATCATTAAATCTTGTAATGATTCGACACCAGTTACACTCAAACCAACCTTTGTTGTTGGAGTATTTGCAACTGTCGTCGCAGAACCAATTAATGTATGAGCAGCATTACAAAGAGAAAGACCATCAATACCTAAGAATGTCGCACCAGCAAAAGCATCATCAAGCAATGCAGCAGCGCGAGTTTCATAAGTTAGTGCAGCAGCACGACCAAGCCATGTTGCAGCTTGATTAAGTTTATTGTATTGGTCGTCCTCAACTGCACGCTTTGAAAGCATTAAAGCAACAGCATATTCCTTATCAACACCTTGAACTACAGCACCTTGGCGAATGACATCATAACGCACTGGTTCACCATCACCAAGTTCATACATTCTATTCAAACCAGCAAGAATAGTGGCTAAAACCTCAGGACGATCCATTGTCCCACTCTTGAGATATTTAGACCAGATTACAGGAAAACTCTCCCAAGAGTCCAGGAAATTAGTTCTAAATCCTGGACGAAAGAGAGCATTAAATGCGCCTTGTACTTGCATTGTTAATTAGTCCTCTTAATTGGTAATTGAAGCTGGCAAGAATACCCAGTAGATAATATTGTTTATTGTATCAATGTCAACAACAGTCGCACAAGCAGAGCCACCAGTTAAATTCCTATCAAGACACCAAACACCAGTAACAACTGAAGTCTGCTTAAGCAAGCCATAATTAACACCAATATCAGCAACAGCAGGAGCAATAAATGTACCATTAAGTGTATTATTAACTAGCTTACTTGCAAAGACAGTAGTTGCAATAGCCTTAGCAAAAGAAATCTTCTGTGAACGCCCAGTATTAACTGTTGGGCTATTCATTTGGTCATAGCCCGGAGCCGTTCCAGCAGCCTGTAAAGCAATACCAACAATTCCAGCTACAGGAGTTGCAGCAGCAATTGTTAATTCACCAGTATCATAAATAAGAGGAGTACCACGAATAATAGCAGCACCAGTCTTATATAACTGGTTTCGTACTGGAGGAACACCAGTACCCAACGTATAAGAAGGGGTAATAAAGGTAATCATTGTTTATTTGTGTTTGGTGTGCTAACTTTTAACCCCAGTTACTTACTGGAGTAGAAGGAGCACTAGGTTGAGTCATACCCTCAGAAATAGAAGAAGCTAAACCAGCACCATCTTTAGTCTGTTGTATACTAGTGTCTTTAACAGGAATTGTCTTATCATCAAAATCTGGACTCTCTACTTGCTTTGCTGATAGCCTAGCAGCAGCACGTTGAGTCTTTAATTTCTCGAAATCCTCGTGCATCCATTTAGCACAAGTCATGAATATAACATCACCAATCTTAGGAGCACCCGTACCATCATTATGCAGCGCGTTTTGTTTAGCATATATATCATCAACCTTAAAACCAAGATTCCGCATACGCGCAATTTCTGTTGCAGAATCATGGACCCACTCTCCATAAACATCAGGAGGTAAATCTACATTAATCCTAGCGTTTGTCCACCCACGATCAAGCATAACCGCAGCTTTTGCGCGAAAAGCTTTGCGCTCGACTTCGATATCTTCTTGAACCTTAGTTGCAGATGGATTTCCAATAACTACCATTTCACGTTCGTCAGACATTGCTATTTCCTCCCTTGCTTCGAGGCAGCTTCATGAGCCTCAAAAGTCTTACGGTCAATTCCCTCTGGACCACCTAACATAAACAAGAATTTATGATGTGACATTCTTTGCTCAGAACGTAAACGTTCTTCATTCTCTGTAAGCTTTCTCAAAGCAGGTAATCCACCGTGTTGTGGAATTGTAACTGGACCAGATGGAATTAAATGTGGAGGAATATGGTTTGGTCTTTGTGGTTGTTGCTGAGTAACTTGTGTTTGTGTTTGGGGCTCAAGGACACCACCATTACTAACAAATTGACCCTTTGCACTATAATAAGCAGCTTGAACAGAACCAAGATCAAGATTCTGAAATGATCCTAACAAAGCTCTAAATTGCGGTTCAAATAACTTAACGTCTGCAAACTGTGGAGCTGATTTAGCTTGTTGAACAATCTGATCAATTATTTGAATTCTTTGTGTCTGTGCTACAGACTGAGCTAATGGAGCAATTGAACTTTGTATAATCCTTCCAATAAACTCTGCTGGATTCTGTTGAAAATCATCCCAACTTTGTTGTGGGACTGGTTGTTGTGGTTGCTGCTGAATATGTTGCTGCTGTTGTGTCTGTAATTGTAATTGCTGTTGATACTGCATAGCTGCAACTTGCTGAGCATAAAACTCATTCTGTTTTCTTATCCTATCAAATTCTTCTTGAGTAGGGCCAGCTTGAATCGGCTGGGATAGGATTTCTTGAGGAATCTGTGGTTCCTGCGGAGCTTGTACCGGCTCCGGCTGCACCTGTGTCGACATCGTTTATTCCTTTTCTAAGATTAGAGATTAATTCACGGGTCTTTCTGATGGCACTTAGTTTACCTTTTGCTTTAATTGTATCTTCCCAACTTTCTGCGTTTTCCATTTCACTACGCCACACTTCCTCCAACTTGTGCAGATAACGTATCAGGCAATGCCACTCCTGATGGTTGGAAAGTCTGACCAGGCCCTGGTAATAATCCGGGAGTAGCTGTTTGAGTTCCATTTTGCATATTTAGAGATTTTGTTAACATAGAAATTAGAGCGCGGTCAACAGCCAACTTATCAACATTACGAATATCAAATGACTGGAGTATTTCTTGCCAAGTTAATGTACCAGCTTCAATAGCTTCAATTGAGAAACGTCGTCCAAGTGAAGGATCAACTTGCATACCAAGTTGAATCATACTAGCCCAATATTGCTGAGCCATACCAGAAAGTTGTGTCCATGAAGCACGGTCTAATAACTTGTTTTGATTCTGACCAGCAATGTTAACGTCTACTATAATTGAATCACGAAACATCGAAATTGGATTTTGTTCAATAAATTGCCTTACCTCCTCTCCATTTGGGATTTCATTATAGATTGTAGCATTGCGAGCACCAAATTGAACTAGATTACATATACCATCATGATTAAGCTGAGAAGCAAACCTTCTAACATTTTTATGTGTATAATCAAATCTAGCTTTACCTTCTTGCACTCTAGTTAAAACATCTGCTGCTGTTCCAGGTGTACCAGACTGCGGCATCCCAAGATTAAGCTCATTAATTGCTGAACGCTGTTGAGCATAATTTAAAGCAGATGCTTCTGAATTATAAGAAGAAGGATAAACCTCACCTAGCTGCAATGGTTCAATATCCTCCATTTCATCAACGAACCAAAGTTTACCTGCATAAACTGGTTCGTTTGGAGAAAAGCCACTAAGCTTTTTAATCTTAAACATTCTAAGATTAGCAAGTGTAGCAGAATCAATTGTCTGACGATGTTGGGTTGTGATTTCAATTTGAAACTGTTCCAACATCTTACACATGCCAACGCCAGTCCAGCGATGTTCAATAGGAAAGTGATTATAATGTCTATATGGTCTATGAAGATCATCATACCAATTATAACGAATACCCATAATGGTATCCGTCAAAGGCTCAAAATAAACTACAATCTCTTTTTCGTTGTATGAAGATGTAGGATCATCAACATTTACATAAATGTCATTACCAGTATCTACATCAAACGACAACCAAACCTCATAGAATCTAACTAACTTCGGAAGAATTGGAACCTTATTCTCCATTTGTTGTTGGTTCTGTGTAACTTGTGCTCCAGGAGTTAATGGAGCCATTGGAGTATAAGCAGACAATACCTTCTCATAAACACCCTTATAGAAGAAATCATTATCTTCCATACACTTTACTTCATATAATGATTTCTCGTGTTCTTCTCCGCACCAAGGAGCAGTTTGAGGATCAGTATATGCATAAGGCATTAAGAAATTTGCAACTTGTACAGCATCAAATGTTACACCCCGCTTAACACTTACTTCAATCTCTTGACGATCACCATTTGAATCATAACGAACAGCGCGCTTTCTCTTATCAATATAACCAGACTTAGCTACACCTGTACCAAGCTTGGTGCCTTCAAGTAACGTATTATCTAAACACTTATACAAATTACCAACAGTAATAAATTCGTGATCCAGTAATTTTTCTAACCCAAACTCTAAGTGATCGTATTTGGCTGGAAGTTTAACTTGAACAAAATCATCCAACGCAAAAATCGTTGTCATACTCCTTGCATGAAACGCTTCAATTGAAATTGCCGCTAAAGGAATTACTAAAGTAGAGCCACCAGTTAATGGTTGATTTGTAATAGATGTTGCATCAGGAGAAGCCCAATATAATCTTTGATATTCTTCAATAGTACGTGTGTAATCTGCCCTTTCCATATTGTGATTAAGAATCTCAGTTCTCACATAGGAAAGTAGTTTCTCTTGTGTTGAGGCGTCAAGGGTAATGAGCGGAGGGTAAGGCATCCTATATAATGATTGTATGTATAAATGTGTTAAGCTGTTGAGTTATAACGACTTGGTTACTAATGATTAGTGCCGTCGGGCTTCGCCCGACGAACAGCCACTTGCGGTGCCTAGGACGCCTACGGCGTCCAGCACCGTTGTTTGGCGGAACGAAGATTGTTGCCGCGCGAGCATTTGCGGACGCGGCGGACATTTGCCCAAGCGAAGAAGAAACATTTATCTTCCGCTCGTGGTGGTGGGTGGATTATGTTTACTTCCATCATCTGCTCTTGTTTGACTTCGCGCGCTGCGATTAATCTGTGGGCCAAGCGCGGCAAGTATTGCAGAGCCAAGAGCAATATACTGCGTTACCTCAGCAGGAAACAAATCTAAATATTCTGGACTTGTGACTAAAGCAATAACAGCCATAACCAATCCAAGCCAAGTTGTTTTCTTGGTTGAGTTGATTGTTTGTACTTGCGTTTCTATGCTTTGTCTCATTTGTATTTCACTGTTGAGTAACCAGAAACAGGATCGATTTTTCGGGTTTGTTGTACTAAAATTTCCTCATCAACGCTTGTGAATCCAGCAACTGGTGCTCTCCATCTACCAATTCCTTGAGCTAATGCATCTAACAAGTGTAATTGCTCAGGATCAGCATTACCAAATATCTTATATTCTTCTATTAAGTCCTCATGATTCTCGTTAAATACTAATGCACCTGACTCAAAGTAGGTAGATAAACCTAGTATTCTTTGGTCTTTAGCTTTGTTCTTTGTCTGAACACCTTCGATTCTAAACCTAGTCCCTCTCATTGACATTTCTCTACTTAACCAAGCTTGGTAAAGTTTAGAGAAAAGAACTTCTTCAATGAAAACTGTTCTAGGCTTATATTGGATTACTTTACTAAATAAGAATGGAACAAACTCTGGAGGCTTCCAAGCATGTTTAACTGCCTCCAAAATAAATGTCTTTGATCTATGGTTAGTTCCTGTAATTATGAATCCATACTCGTTAACAGTAGCAGGATCAATTAAGAATAATATATCCAGTTCACTGACATATTGAGTAATTTGCTCTCCGCCGAGGGCGTTGAGATAACTGATCTTTTTGTTTCCGGTGTTTGGCACATACTGATAAAACTGCTTCCACTCTGGATTAAAGCCAGTACCGCTTTGTGATGGGTCGTTGAGATATTGCGCATTGAAAACAATTGGCTTTCTTCGTAGTCTCTCTAATTGACCTTTGAATTCTTCTGGAAAGATTGTTTCTTTCTTTCCTGTGACTTCGTTAGTTTCTTCTACTGCTCTAATATATTTTGTTAACTCGTCACCATATGATCTATGGGCATGTGCGTATAAATCATCAAATGCCCATCTTGTTCCTGTTAAATCAAACTTATCTAATTTGAATGTACTAAACAGAGACTCAATGTTATCAAACCAATCCTTAGCTGCCTGCATCTCTGTTTTAGAGTCTCTAGCCTTATCTCCAATTAAGTCATCAAGCTTAAGGAAATTGTAATGTCTTCCCTGTGCTCTACCACCAGTACCAAGTGTATCAAATGTAGGTTCACCCCAAATACTTTTTCTTGGTAGCTCAAGCTCATTCTTATTAACTCTCTGTTTCCTTGGATCAGGTACACACTCAGGAAACAAAGCCATCAATAAAGGATTACTTAAGAAATGTCCAATAATAGGACCTAAGAATAAATTACCAGCACTTGTATGAGTCTCGTGTGCTAAGAGAATTCTAGACTCTGGTCCTAAACAATGAGGCCAAACTTGATAACCATTATCGTCATTAGGAAGAACAATCCTAATAGAATCTGCAATGGTTATGAGAGTAGACTTAAAATGTCCTCTTGGTAATAATTCTTCTCTGAACCTTTTATCTTCAGTATCAATAACCCACTTACATAAGTGGCCGTGAAGATTAACACTCAGTCTTGTATAACCTAAAACAGAATAAGCTAGGAAGAAAAGATCACGTTTACATAACCTTCTAAGCTTATACCATTCTTCTGTACTAAGCTCAGATGCCCTTGACTCTGCATCCTTCCGCGCAATCTTTATTCGTTCTTCATCAATTAAACGTTCAATTTCAACTTCCTGCATTATTTAATGGTTACCATGATATGCCCTCTGCACCTTTTGCAGGATTGAACTTTAACTTCTGTTTTCGAGCAGGCATTATTTAACTCCCGGCGTGAAGCCGCTTAATCTCGTTTAACTTACTTAAACCTTCTCCAATCCTTTCTGCATGTTCGATTGGCAAAAATACAGCTGGCCCATGAACATTAATATTACCATTGCCATTCCCTTCTGTGTTTTTGCCTTTAATCTTCCCTGTTGCTTCTAAGAACTTAATTGAACGATCCATCATACTAAATGGATTCGTTTCAACCAGCTCATCATTATGCATTACCTTCTCAATAATAACAAATGCTCGTTCTTGTGTTTGTTGAATTCTTTCTTCTTGTGTTTCTGAAGCAACCTGAGTCATTTTGACTTTAGCTGCTTCTATATAAGGCTTAGCCATATCACTTCTTAATAATAACCCAACCATTACATGACTAACCTTAGTAAGTTTAGCTATGTCTCTTTGTGTATATCTCCCAGTAGACCAAAGAGCCACCATCATATCATAACGTGGCTTCCATTTCTTTGGTTCCCATGGAATTGTACTTCTAACTCCTCTCCTTCCTTTATATTGCTTGACTATCGCTGTCATCTGCTTTAGACTCTATTAAGACATTTCTAAGTTTATTTATTTCCCAAGCAAGCAAAGCTGTTTCTCTTCCAATCCCTCTACTACCAAACACATCATCATAAATCTCATCAAACAGATAAAATGACTCTAACCAACTATCTACAACCTCTGTTCTCTCTAAGACATCATCAACAGGATTCTTCATACAAAAGTCTTTCTTAATCTTTTCATCCTAGCATCAATGACCTTTCTCATTTGCATCTTTTTTACCCTTGTCTTTACCGAACCAGTAAACACGCGTGGCCTTCGTAATGAGGCTATCGGGCGAGTTGGAGTTCTCATGGCTAATTTTGCTGAAGTAAGCCCAAAGCTCATTTCTATACACTCTTAAATTTAATGCAACTTCTCTCATTTCTTTCCTTAAAATGAAAAATTCCTGTTTGACCCACCTACACGACCAAGCAATATAGCCCCCCGCGCAAGAGTGGTCAAGCTGTCACTTTCCTATCACCTATCACCCAAGCAAATTCCACAAACAGAAATTTATTTAGTTTTTATGTTTGGTTTGTTTATTTAAAAAAGAAATGTCACCTGCAATTTTTTATTGTCTGTATTGTGGAGAAGGTACGCGACTAAATTGCGTTTTCAAATTACCCCCTCCCCCACCCCTTTTCTTTGGCACGAATCTTGCATCACCGAACAAATACCGAAGGATAGATTAACTTTAGATTAAGGTTTGATTAGTTTATGATTAGTTTATAATTAACATTATAGAGCAAGAATCGTGCCAAGATTTCGTGGCACACTTTTTGTGGCAAAGTAGCCGAACAATTACCGAACGTTATGTAACAATTGCGTAACAATTGGATTAAGTTCCTAGGTTTGCCGGTTACTTTTCCCGCACAAATACCGAATAGAATGTTATGTAAACCAAAGATAAACCAAACAAAACATTAGTTTATGATTAAGAGTTAGTTATGGCTAAATAACTGTAGCGATGATGCACGAAAGCAACATATTTAGGTTAACCTAAATTAGCTAAGTTGTTGATTTATATAGACTTATGATACTGGCATAGTTCTAGCATTA